TAGATGGGAAACATGTTGCAGACATGACTCGAGCGAAACAAATGAAATCCCTGTTTCGTATGATTACACCACATCTAACTATGAAAGACTTCCCCGCTGTGGTAGTAAATCACACATACAAAGAAATTGGTTTGTTCCCCAAAGATATTGTCTCTGGTGGAACTGGTATTTATTATTCCGCTGATAATATTTTTATCATTGGAAGACAGCAAGAAAAACAGGGAAAAGATGTTGTCGGTTACAACTTTATTATTAATGTTGAAAAGTCCAGATACGTCCGTGAAAAATCCAAGATACCTATCGAAGTCTCGTGGGAAGGTGGTATTAGCAAGTGGTCTGGTCTCCTTGATATGGCTCTTGAGTCAGGTCACGTTGTTAAACCATCAAACGGATGGTATGCGAAATCTGGCGAAGACGATGCGAAGAAATACAGAACTAAAGATACATATACAAAAGAGTTCTGGTTACCCATCCTCACAGATCAAAGCTTTATAGATTGGATTGAGAAGAGATACATGATTTCATCTGATGCTATCATGCAAGCAGAAGTCAGCGAAGCAGACATAGAAGATGCCTACGAAAGTCTGTGACCGATGTGGGGGTCAAATTGACCTTGACAAAGACGGTGCAATATGTTTTAATAATGGTGCAGATGAGTGTTATTTGTGCGAACCGTGTATAGAAGAAGTGAAGCGAGAATTTTACGATGAGATTAGAGAAACAAATACTGTCGAATCTTATAAATGACGAATCTTATGTAAGAGGAACTATCGCATTTCTAAAAGAAGATTATTTTTTAGAACAATTTGATAGGGAAGTCTTCAAAGTCATTCGTGATTATATAAACAAATACAATACAGTGCCTTCCAAAAATGCGTTGTTAATTTCCTTACAGGAAAATAAACGCATCGATGAAAACACATACGCAAAGTGTGAAGAGTTGGTCAATAGTCTGGTGTACATGGAGTCTGACTTTGATTGGATGATAGACCAGACAGAGAAGTTTTGTAAAGACAAGGCACTATACAATGCAGTAATGCAATCAATACAAATCATCGATGGCCAAGACAAGGCACACAATGTCGATGCTTTGCCTCACATCTTGTCCGATGCCCTCAGTGTTGGTTTTGACAATCACATTGGACACGATTATGTTGGTGACGCTGAGTCCCGATATGATTTCTATCATAGAGTAGAGGAAAGAATTCCCTTTGACCTTGAGTATTTCAACAAGATTACTGAAGGTGGACTAGTAAACAAGACGTTGAATGTTGCACTCGCTGGAACTGGTGTGGGTAAATCCTTGTTCATGTGTCACATGGCTGCTGCTTGTATTGAGCAGGGTAAGAATGTTTTGTATGTCACCCTAGAGATGTCAGAAGAGAGAATCGCAGAACGTATTGATGCTAACATGCTAGATATTTCTATTCAAGATTTGAAAGATTTATCTAAAAAGATGTACACTGACCGCATTGATAAAATCAAAACAAAAATTGATGGTAGGTTGATTATCAAAGAATATCCAACTGCTTCGGCACATACAGGTCACATTAGGACTTTGGTAGAGGAGTTGAAAATCAAACAGAACTTTACACCAGATATTATCTTTGTGGATTATCTAAATATCTGTGTGAGTCAAAGATTGCGTGGTAATCATGGTGCAAATAGTTACACCATCGTCAAGGCAATCGCCGAGGAGATGCGTGGACTTGCGGTAGAGTATGATTTGCCTATCGTGACTGCAACACAGACCACTCGTGGTGGATATAACAACAGTGATGTTGACTTGACAGACACCTCAGAGAGTTTTGGTCTTCCTGCCACTGCTGACTTAATGTTCGCCCTTATCAGCACAGAGGAACTAGAACAACAGGGACACATCATGGTGAAACAATTGAAGAATCGATACAGTGACCCAACAAGGAACAAGAGGTTCATGGTTGGCGTTGACAGGGCGAAGATGAGATTGTATGATTTGGAAGCTGATGCCCAAAATAACATCCATGACTCTGGACAAGATGATGATACCCCAGTATTTGATAGAGGTAATTTTGGCGGCAGAGAAAATTTGTCTTCCATAAAAGTATAAATAGAATTATGAGCAAGATATTACTAGGATTATTATTTGGTTGCGGTATAATAGGATACTTCTATTATAACGATACCCAGCGGGAACTCACCGAATTGCGTGAGTTGAACATGGCTATGGAACTACAAGTTGCAACCCAAAATGATACTATAGATAAAATGCAGACACAGTACGAAACTCAAGCACAAGCGTTAGGTGAGTTGACTGCTGCCAATGCTGAGATACAGGCAGAAAGAGATAGATATCTGGATATATTTCGTAGACATGATTTATCTAAACTTGCTGCCGCTAAGCCTGGCCTAATTGAACCAAGAGTGAACAATGCGACAAAACAAGTTTTTGACAGTTTGGAAATCGATAGCGATTACAACAACTCTACTAGTCCTTAATGGATGTGCTTTTTTAAATCCGCCTCCTAGAGAGGTTGAGATAAAGACAGTAGAAGTTCAGATACCAATACAACATCCTGTATTGCCTAGACCTATTGACATGAAAGAACCCAAGTGGTATGTTGTCTCCAACAAAAATCTCGATCAATTCTTAGAACGTATAGAAAAAGAATCTGGTTCTATGGTCTTTGTGGCCATGTCAGTTCCAGATTATGAACTCATGGCTTACAATCTTCAAGAGATTAAACGGTTTGTGAAACAAACCAAAGAAGTGATAGTATATTATAAAAATGTGACTGACCCTGATAATGATGAGAAAAAAGATGATTCATTAGAAGAGAAGTATTTCTCTGATGAAGAAAAACAATCAGAGAAGACTCCCCCCAAACAGGAGGGTTCTTTTCTAGACACATTAAAGGAGAGGGTTTTTGTCGGAGGAAGAAAAGAAGATTCTGCCAGCTGATGTAAACGGTGATGGCAAAGTTGATGACGAAGAAAAAAAGTTATACATGGAATTCAAGAGAAGGGAACTTGAAGACCAAGATGCTATGCGAGACAGTCAACGGAAGATGGCGTGGTTTGCCTTGGGAGGTATGCTACTCTATCCATTTGCTGTTGTCCTCGCTGTTCTCATGGGATTGGAACAAGCAAGTAAAATATTGGGCGACATGGCAGCCACATATTTTGTTGCTGTTGCTGGTATCGTAGCTGCTTTCTTTGGTGCTCAGGCGTTTACCAAGAAATAGCATGGGCGGTTCAGTAACACCCATACCGCCAGTGTCAAGTGTCACGAGCAGCTGGTCTGATAGAACAGTGGTGACCAAAACTTATGATGCTGGTGAGGGACAAATTAGAGTAAAACATGACGTATACAATGTGACTGTATACGATAGTAACGGGCACAAACAATCGGTGACTAACTCACACACTGTTGATTATTTGGTATGATTTATTTCAAGACATCGCTCGTCATGTCAGAGAACATGAGGGGCGAATTTAATGCTGTATTAGAAGAAAGTCAAGAACTGCTGTATCGTCACACGGCACAGAGTGTGATAAAAAATAAAAGTGGTTTTGACGAAGTGGTTGACCATGCTTTAGATATATTGTTTATGACTCAATCGAATGATGTTGGTGCCATCGAATCCAATCCAATTCACGAGAACCTAGTCCAGAGATGTGTGGATATCATGCATCCAGATGTCCCATTGTCACCCCAGAAAGTGACTATAATGCATGTAGAACCGCATGGCGTAGTGCCAGAACATGCAGATTCACCGCAATATGGACGTAGAACCTCTATTGTATTCCCCCTGAGACCATACAATCCTACTGATTGGGCGGTCTGTAGAGCGGGAGAGGAGTCGCCTGATACCGTTTGTGAGTGGCATCCGTGTTATGCTTTCTCCACGGAGGCCAGACACGAGGTCTACAATAACGGATTTGACCGCTCTGCCGTGCAGATTTGGGTCGATTTGACCACCTCAGAGGCCTACGATAGGTATAAAAAAGATCAACTTTTTTGTAAGCCCTTGAATTCTAACGACTTTTATTTTCAAAAAAGTTAAAAAAGTTCTTGACTTTTGCTTCAGCCTATGAGATCATGATCCTGTAATCAATTGAGAGAGTAAATAAATTATGGCTTATGTATCACAAGAAATGAAGAAAGAACTTGCCCCTGCTATCAAGGGTGTTCTGAAAAAGTACGGTATGAAGGGTTCCATTGCGGTTCAGAATCATTCAACTCTGGTTGTTAATCTGAAGTCTGGTGCAATTAAGTTTGAACACACTCATGGTGAGGGTTATACTCAGGTTAATACCTATTGGATAGAGAGACACTACAAGGGCAAGGCAAAGAAGTTCTTGAGTGAGTTGCTTGCTGCCATGAAGGGCCCTAAGTATTTCTGTGAGGACGATATACAGACTGACTACTTCCATAGAAGTCATTACACCGACATTAACATTGGTCAGTGGAACAAACCTTATGAGGTGACTGCTTAATGATTGCTTACTGTGATAAAATCGCTTCTGTTTGCCGAAAATCGTTGTTGGGGTATGACCCCGACAACATTATTGGTTTGATTGGCCCAATCAAAACAGATTTACATCCGACTGAAGGTTACTTTCAGTCCACTACTAAAACCATTGAACTTACTGATATGAATGGTAAGGAATATGTAATCACGATTCAAGAAAAGGAGTAATATGTCAGAACATATGCAAACTATCGCCGACAAATTGTCGGCGTTCCCCGATGAGGATGAAGCAATTGCTCAAAACATCCTAGATGCTTACCGATTAATCTACCGATTGCTAGATCCAGAAGGATTTGGTTTTGCTGTATCAGCTGAGGTTCGTGATGCCGCTCGAGTGGTGGTTGGACTTCAACCAGTTGAACAAGGTTTGTACAAGGAGACAAAATCTCAGATTTTTTTCCAAGGTGATTTGGCAGAGGATCAGTAATGGGTATGATGAACATGGGTGGCAGCCTACGATATGATATGCATGGGCGAAAACGTAAGAACTACAAGAAAAACAATCCCCCCAAACAAAAGAACAAGTTTGTCGAAAGTAAACCTCTAGTTGTCAAAAAGACATACATAGATGAACATCGCATCAAATATCCATCTAAGAGTGATTTCTCTGGTACTGGTGGTACTAAAAATGATAGTTGGATACGAGAGAAACAAGAAATTTCAGCTGGATACACTGTCGCACCAGCATACAACAAAGGTGCTTATCAAGTTATCGGCAAATCTAACATTAAGGATATCGGAAAGTGAATTGGTGGCAAAAAATGTCTAAAGATACTAGAGAGTGGGCCGAGGAAGAGATTGCCAATTCTAAAAGAATCTTTAAATCTGCCACGCCTAAATATACATTGGATTGGTATGTAAAATGGGTTTCATCTATTCTCATACTAATCGCTTTAACTATTCGAGCTGCCGACTACCCACGAGAGTGGGATATGTGGTTTGGTTTTTTTGGTATGATTGGTTGGACTTGGGTAGGATACTTATGGAACGATAGGGCAATTCTAGTGCTTAATGCAGTTAGTCTTGCTCTACTTGCCGTTGGTTTACTTAATTTCTATAGGCCTTAGATACAGGAGAAAAAGGTGCCAATATATCAATTTGAAAACACGGAGACAGGGGAGCAATTTGAACTCTTTTGTAAGTTAGCTGACAGAGAAAAAATATTAGAGAAAAATCCCCACTTCAGGCAAGTGCCGACATCTGCTGCCATCATAGGTGGACATGGGGACAGAACTAAAACAGATTCGGGCATGAAAGAGGTATTCAGTAAGATTGCCGATGCACACCCTAATTCTGCACTCGCAGATACATACGGCAAAAAAGATGCCAACTCAGTACGCCGCCGAGAGTGGGGCAAAAAACTAAGTGAATGATATTGATGTCTTTGGAAACATTGGTGGGGGATACGATACAACTTTAGAATGGTGGCAAACCGACAGTCATAAGAACTATCTACAAAATCTAACCACCCATCCACAAGACATGGAAAGGTGGAGAGATGTAGAAATAAAATACGATATCAATAGATACGCATTTCGTTCAGCCCAGTTTGAAGAGAATACCAAGAACATCATGTTCTTTGGTTGTAGTCATGCAGTGGGAGTCGGGTTGCCACTTGAGTGGACATTCGCAAAGAAAGTTGCTAATGAACTGGGACTAGAATTATACAATCTAGCAGTAGCTGGTGGTTCTAATGATACCGCTTATAGACTAGCGCAACATTGGATACCAATATTGAAACCAGAGATAGTTATCTACCAATCAATTGAGGAATCCAGATTTGAAATAAAAATGACTAACAATTGGAATGATGGTAAACCAGTGTGGCATGGATTCCTTAACTCTAAGGATAATGTGGCAGTCTTAGGTAAAAATTTTGGTGATTACTATGACCAGTGGGTGACACACGAATCGAATACCAGTTTGAATAAAGAAAAAAACATTAGGGCAGTTGCTCAAATTTGTTTTGAAAATGATATACCATTTGTTAGACAAGACCCATTGAATGCTCTACATGTTAGGGAGTGGTCACAATCTGCTGTAAAAATTTTAGCGAGAGACCAACAACATCCAGGCCGCGCTGAGAATCAATACATCGCAAATGATATTTTGTTAAAAATTCACACTTTGGATAAATTTTGACACACTCGCTCCTAAATAATAATGAACCCCTATTACAAGAGGATTCATTATGAAAAGGTTCGGTATGACTAGTTTTATGATTAGTCTGTTGTTAGTAACTGGGTGCGCTAGTTCTGGTGTCCAGTATTATGAAGCGGTTCAGAGAACCGCAGAGGCAAACGCTCTCGCTTCTGAAGCGAGGTATAAAGCTCTTGCACAAGTTGCCCAATCGGGTGACGGTCAAGCTGCTTCGGCAGCTGTCATGGCAATCGCACTTACTCAAGAAACAAGAATAACCCCACAAGTAGTAGAGCATGATGCTCTGAAATGGGCTAAGGTTTTGATGCCTGGCTTATCGACACTTGGGATGGCGTGGCTGCAAACGGATCTTGCAAAAACTCAATCTAATAATAGCAAAGATATTCAGATGGCAATGCATGGCCATAATGAAGCTATACAGTTGGGACAGCAAAACATGGTTCTGGGTTTGGGTGAGTCTTGGACAAACGGTAGTGCAGCTAGTTCTGATGCTCTGTTGACGATGGGTGTTGCTGGATTTGATGCATTGAACAATGCTGGTGACCAAACAGTGTCCGTAGCCACAACTGGATTCAACACGGTAGATTCTGTTGTAACCACAGGATTTAATACTGTGGATTCAGTCGCAACGGCAGGATTCAACACGGTAGATTCAGTAGCAACTACTGGTATTACAGGTATTGTTGATGTTTCTGAGATGGGACTTACCAATGTGTATAACATGGGAGTACATGGCATGGATGCCCTTGGTGATATGAGTACAACTTATCAAACGACTATCACCACTCTGGATACTAACAATGCTACGTTGTTGACAACCACGCAGACAAATTACCAGAGTATCATTGATGGTTTGAACGCTACTATTGATGCTATGTCTGATGATTTGTCAAAAGAGCTCACATGTAGCACTGATGCGAATGGAGTTGTAACTTGTAACTAATTCCTATTGGTGTTATAAATAGGGGGGTAATGCCCCCTTTTTTTATGGAGATGATTATGGAAAAAAAATATGATATGGAAAAGAATTTGATTACTGAGAAAGATGACGAATTAAAAACCCCCGCCCAGATTTATGACCACGATTTAAACGCCGAGACAGTCAAGTCACTAGAAGAAGCACTAGCGATAGATTACATTGAGAAGTGGAAAGTTCATGCACAGATGAAGTTGTATGAGAGAAACTTTCTCAAAGCTGAAGAGTTGCGAAACAATATAACGCAGGCTTGGGATACAGTCAACGCCAATCTACAAATCACTTCTCGGAATCTAGAAGAGAAGAAGATTGCTTTGGAGTTTGAGATACAAGAGAAAGAAAAACTCAAGGCAACTATCAAGGAACTACGGACAGAAT